TTATTTATACTGAAAAAGTAAAAGATTGGAATTTAGATCTTAATAATAAACCAAATATAAAACTACCAACTAAACCCAATAAAGAACCAACTTATTTTTCAGAACCAGTATTAGATAAAATATTACAATGTGATTTTAATCAATTTAGTGGTTTTCAAAAAACTCGTGAAGATGCAAACTATTTAAAAGAAGTTATAAAATTTTATGTTGAAACTGGATGTAGATTAAAAGAACCTTTTTATGCTAATATCATTCCATTAAATAAAAACTATTTGATGAAGATACCAGTGGAGGAAACAAAAAGAAAACAAAGATTCAGAGAGTTTATTATAGATCAAGAACAAAAAGATTTTTTAGTTGATTTTCAAAATAAAGCAAAAGATAAAAAATACCATATTGTTAAGTTCAATGATCGTAGTAAAATATCAAGAGGATTTAAACAAGCAGTAAAAAAAGTTTTAGGAAAAGAAAGTAAATTGCATTTTCATAATTTAAGGGATACATTTGCAGTGCGAAAATATTTTGAAACTGGAGATATTCATTTAGTGTCAAGATTATTAGGACATACCAATACTAATACAACTGATGGTTATACTAAATTTCATATATCCCAATTAGAAACAGATTTTCCAAGTGTTAAAAAATCAGGTTTTTATCCTCAAATTTAACAACATGGGGAACAAAACATGGGGAGCAATAAATTTTAACATTTTTTAATTATTTAGTTTTTTGATAAAAAGATTGACGACAAAAGATTTGATGCCCGGGTGGTGGAATTGGTAGACACTGTGGACTTAAAATCTAAAAACATCATATTCGGTAAATTCAATTTAATATATTTTCAGAGGGTCTGCTTGGGTAAGTATGGGTTACTTACAGAAAAACATGGGGAACAAAACATGGGGAACTATTCAGATCCATTATGAAACCTAGTTTTAATTGTTGCAATTTTTTCTGAAATGTTAAATTCAAAATATAAAGTCGTTAAAACTTTTGATCCATCTTTGTGCTTATATATAATAGGTAATGCAAAGGTTTCATTTGACATAAAAACAGTTTTTGCTAATGATAAAGCACCTGAAACAAATAATTTAGCAGATTCTAATTTGGTTGGAGATTCTTTATGAAAAAGTTGATCTACTGGATGTTCACCAAATTTAAACCATTCATTAGGTCTCCACAGTTCGGTCAGTTCATTTTCTGAATATCCTAAATATTTTGAACATGCCTCTTTACCTTGAATTTCTAACAGTCTATTTTCAAGACTAAGACCATTTAGGCGAACTTCCATTTTGCACTTACTTTGATAATTTGAAAAATCTAATTTTTTACATTCATCATGAATGTTAATTGTATTTATTTTTTCTTTTAATTGTTCAATTTCTTGGTCTTTCATTCTACTTTCCATTTTGTAATCAGCAATCCTATCTGCCAACTTTTCAATCTCATTGGTAAATCCGTTCATATTTTGAATCTCCTCAATTGGTTCTTCATCCTTTTTTAACACATTGCATTCATCAGGTCTTTTTTGATCCCATTTAATTTTAAATCCACATATGTCAGCTATTTTCTCCACATTATAACTACGACATTTAGAGTTAGGATCACGTTTTAACCTGAAAATAGAATTAGGTGTCATTCCTACGAGGTCAGCCACACGACTTATGGGCAGCCTAGATTCTTCGATCATTTTTATTACAGCTAGTCTTGTGTTCACAAACATAATTAAGTACTATAATTTAATAATTCACAAGTTAATTAACTAGTTAATACACTTAATTTTACTATTAATTATAAGTAACTTTTTAACTTGCAATTAACATTAATTAATTTTAAACTTCATTATAATGATCGAAAAAATACTAATAATCAATAAAAAACTGATGATGTGCAGGGTTAAGTCACACCATTCGGAGATCATTATAGCAACCCTGCATGTTCATCAATTATTAGGGAGATGAATACAATGAAAAGACATGAAAACCCCTACAATAAAGCAGATGTCGTAAGCAATTACGACACTTCTGTTTCTAGTTGTATTGATTCCACAAATGAACTTAGTAAAGAGTTAGATACGTTTATAAACATGATAAAAAAAACCATTACAGAAATAAATGAGATGGTTGAACCTAAGGAGAATGATCATGAGTAAAGTTTATAATTACTACGAAGAAGAATTTGACAAAGTTTATCAACCAAGTTATCCACCATATGAATCTAAGGCAGTTGCAATTCTAACTGCATTTGGTAAAACAAAACCAACAATTTGGAGAAGAATGGTCAATACTTACTGGAGATTTATGACTTGGTTTGAAGATTTATAATAAAAGGGAGATAAAATAATGAAAACATCAGAAAAGTTGGATCAATTGATTCCTGCACTTTTAAAAGCACAACTTGAGTTACCGAAAGTTATGAAAAAAGATGCAACTGGAAGATTTGAATACACATCACTAGACAACTTGTTAATTATTGTAAAACCAATATTAGCAAAACATGGATTATTAATTCTACAAAATCCATCAGGATCTGAAACAATGATTGGAGTTGAAACGACTTTATATCATTCTTCAGGTCAGTTTATCACAAGCAAAATGGAAACTGAAATAGAAAAAGGTCAAGGTAGAAATCTTTATCAAAATGCAGGAACTGGAATCACTTACTATCGTAGATATTCGATCATGAGTTTTCTTAACCTTGCATCAGGAGAGGATACTGATGGTGAAATAAAAGATTTTAAACCAAAATCAAATAATAAAACCCACCAAAAACCAAGCATTGATCAACAAAAACAAGATATAAACTCAACGATTGGATTACAAGAGACTAAACCATCAAGCAATGGAATAAACTTTGATTCTTTTGATGATACTTTTGGAGGTTCTCAATGAAATTTTATTTAAATCCAAATCCATTTAAAAAATATGATGGTTCAGAAGAAGATGATGTCAGATGTGATTGGTATGGTCTAGAAAGGTCAGGAAACTTTAATGAAGAAGGTGAAGAGTTTTGTATTGAGGTTAAACAATATGAAAATGTTGCTCAAGGAACTGATAGAAAATACAGAACCATTACAATTCAAAAGGTCACTAAACCAAAATATGAAAAAGATAATTTTCAAAAACCAAAATATGAAAAAAATAGAGGAGATTCGGAAGTACCATTTTAGATGAAAAAATTAAAATACTTCGCAGGTTTGCTAAGGCACAGTCGGTTTTTTGTAGAGAACTTGGTATGGAACAAGGAATTCAGGTCACTCGTAGGATTAAACGTAATATTTGCAATGATGATTTCCTTATTAATTGCACTGTTGACCAATTAAATAATCTTATGAGTGAACTTGTTATTGAATTTAAAAAAATAAAAGGGATTGATTAGTTGCACGTAAAAGAATGATAGATCCACAATTTTGGTGTGATGAAAAAATGATGGAATTAAGTCATTCAGCACGTTTGTTATTTATTGGATTGTGGAACTTTTGTGATGATTCAGGAATCCATAAAAATAGTGATCTAAAATTAAAGGCAGAGATATTTCCTGCTGATAATATTACAAAGGAGGATGTTAAAAAATTAAAAGATGAACTGATTGAAAAAGGTTTAATCATAGCAATCAAAGAAGAGGAATTTGGAGATGATATTCTACTGGTAAAGAACTGGAAAAAATATCAAAAAATTAATAAACCAGTACCATCAAAATACAATATAAGTGACAACTCCCTGAACGCTCACGGAGTAGTCACTCCTAATAGAATAGAATATAATAGAATAGAATATAATAAAACAAAACAAGTGGTGGGTTTGAAAGATAAAATTAAGAAAGAGAAATTAATCAATGCTACAAACTGAAATGACAAATGAATTATTAGAATCTGCAATTGTTGAAATTGAACAACACACATCTAAACAATTTAATGATGTTCAAAAGAGATTTTGGAGAGACAATTTAGGCAATTACACACAAGAAGTTATTGAACGATCATGGACAGATTTTATCAAACAATTACAACCTTTCAGATACCCATCTTGGCAGGTTGTTGAACCGATATTTAAATCTAATAAAGAACAATTATCTTATGAACCACCAGTACAAATCAGCGACCAAGATAAAGTGTATGGATCAAGAATAGCACAAGCTGTTCTAAGAGCATTAAACACTAATAATAAATCTGATTATCATAAAGTTATGGCTGAACAATTTAAAAAAGAAAATGAACCTGATATGGTGGAAAATCATTTATTACTTTCTGAAAAAGCAATTAATGGTGGATATAAAGAAACTAAAAAAAAATTTTATTAGAGATGCAAATTAAAAAAGAGGATGAGTTATGGTAATAAACAGAGAAAAGTTAATATTGATGATTGAGGCAAGTGAAGAAAAAGCATTAAATGAAAAGTTACAAGCAAATCCTAATCAAAGAAAAATTCAATTATTAGAACAAATTTTAGATGAGTTTTATGGTGTAGACAGACATTGGGATAAACGTGTAAAATTCAAACAAAAAATAAAACCAAAAGAAATCAAAGGACGTTCTGAAGAACAATATGATCTACCTGATTTACCACCATCAAAACTAGAATCAGGGATGTATGGAAATTTGCATTACGATAGAGATGCAGTAGGAGAGGTTTGTGGAATCAACGAATGATAAGATCATAGACCTATTAAAAACACATTTAGGTGATGCCAAGTTTGGCATAATAATTATTAACTATGTAAAAAAAAGACTAAAAATTGGTGATAAAAAATTTAAAAGAGAAATGCCTTTTGGCAAATATAAAATAAAAGATGTAAGAGAAGAATTAGTTGATGCCCTGATTTATTTATTAAGTATGGATGATTCTTTATTAAAAGAAAAAATAATTACATCCATTATTGAGTTGTTAAATATTTTAGAATTAATTGAGATGGAGGAAATAAACAATGCAAACAGTAAAGATCAAAGAACCTATCTGGAAACATAATGCTGTCGGAGTTGATCAAAATAAAATAACTGATCAAGGCGTTTTTGTTACTATTACTTATAAACAGAAAGATGGTTCTTTTAAATATCCACATTCATTTTATCTTTCCAAGCAGTTGGCAGATAAATGTGAAACAATGAAGAAAAAAAACACCCCTACCTTGCGAATAATACCAATTGATGAAATGGAGATGTTATAATGGACATGGGATTAAATGAAAAATTTGAACAATTATTAAAAAAAATTGATGTTCAAAATGATAGATGGTTAAACACAAAAGAGGCATGTGCTTATACAAACTTATCTAGAAAAACTTTATATAATGCAGTTCAACGTGGTTCACTTAAAAGTGCAAGAGGCATTAAAAATAAAGTTTTATATAAAATAAAGTGGTTAGATAACTACGTTATGAATGGATAAAATTCTCGATAGAAAAAGGGTGTAAAAGGAACTAATCTCCCATTTGCACCCTTTAAATTTTATGGCAAGTAAATCAAAAACTAAAGGTAACAATTTTGAACGTGAATGTGTCAATATTGCAAAAGAAAAAGGCATAGAAAAATCTGTACGTGCCTATGCATCAGATGGTAGAAGTCTTGGTCAATCCTCTGAATGTGATATAATGATCAATGATAAAAGACTTCAATGTAAAATAAGAAAATCTCTTCCAAAATTTTTAGATTTAGATCCTGATAAAATAGATGGAGTTGTTATCAGGCAAGACAGAAAACCCACTTTGATCCTCATCTCTTACATTGAATATTTGGAGTATATTAAATGAAAAACAATCTAACCCATAAACAATTTATAGTCGTTAGAAAGCATGTAATTAAAAATAAATCTATTAAAGAAATAGCAAAAGAAGAGAATATCAGTGAATCAGCAGTATATAAAAGATTACAAAACATAAAGAAAAAAGGGATTAATCTTAATTTTTAGTTACCCAAAACCTCCACAAAAAAATTTTTTAAATTCAGCAATATAACAACTTACAGACTTTTAAATTCAAAAAACCTCCAATTTTTGATATATGGTAAGGGACGTTATGAATATAGAAAAACTTTCAGTCAAACAAATCCAACAAAAGTATAATTGTGATAAATCGATGGCAACTAAATTAAAATCTATTTATGCAAAACCACATACAAAAAAATCTGATGTTTATTCTATATACAATAAAAACAAAATTGTTTCTTTAAAAGAAGAAATCACTCCTGATAAAAACTCAACACAAATATTTGATGAACTTCTTGATATTTATGGTGATGAGTTAAAAAACACAAAGTAATAAACTCGGTTTAAACACTTATCACTTTTTTTTTAATATGGATATAAAACAACATAATATAAACGATTTAGTCTTTGCAGAATATAATCCACGTCAATTGACTAAAGATCAATATAAAAACCTAAAAGATTCTATTAAACGTTTTGGTTTAGTTGATCCAATTATCATCAATACAAACAAAGACAGAGAAAACATTGTTATTGGAGGACATCAAAGATTAAAAATTGCAAAAGATCTAAACATTGACAAGATACCTTGTGTTGAATTAGACCTAACCATTGATCAAGAGAAAGAGTTGAATGTAAGACTTAATAAAAATACTGGTGAATGGGATTGGGATGCACTTGGTAATTACTTTGATGTTGAATCTTTAATTGACTGGGGTTTTACTAATGAAGAATTACAATTTGAAACTCCTGATGTTGTTGGATTAACTGATGAAGATGAAATTCCAGAAAAAGTAACACCAAGAACAAAACTTTGTGATATTTGGATTTTAGGAAGTCATAAACTTTTATGTGGTGATGCAACTATAAAAGAAGATGTTGAACGATTGTTAGATGGAAAGAAAGCTGATATGGTGTTTACTGATCCACCTTATGGAATAAATGAAAAAGGTGATAGAACTGCAAGAAAAACTGGTTTAGCTAAAAATCATAATTTTAAAGATTTTATTGATGATTCTATTGATTATGCAGTTAAATCTTACAGCTTATTAGATACTTATGATATACCAATACAAATTTGGTTTGGTGCTAATTATTACTGTCATTTTTTACCAATGTCGAATAATTGGCTTGTTTGGGATAAAAGAGTAGAAGATAAGATGTCAGACAATCAATCTGATTGTGAATTAGCTTGGGTTAAAACTAATAAATCAAGTGTAAGGATATTTAGGCACTTATGGAGAGGCTTTAACAAGGATAGTGAACGCAATCAACCAAGAGTTCATCCCACACAGAAACCAATAGCTTTAGCAGAATGGTGTTTTGAAAACTATGGTAAACCAAAAACTGTTTTAGATTTATTTCTTGGTTCTGGTTCAACACTTATAGCCTGTGAGAAAACAAATCGTAAATGTTATGGTATGGAACTAGACCCTGCATATTGCGATGTGATCGTTCAAAGATGGGAAGATTATACTGGAAAAAAAGCAATCTTAATGGAGTCTGCAAATGCCTGATAAAACAGGAGAGAACAGGAACTCTGATGGAACTTTTAAAAAAGGTGTTAGTGGTAATCTAAATGGCAGACCAAAAGGTTCTCAGTCAATTCCTGATATATTAAAGAAGATAGGATTTGAAGAGGGAACAAAAGAGGGTCATTCTAAACTAGAAGTTGTTTTAAGAAAAGTTTTTCATTATGCCCTACAAGGTAAATCGTGGGCAGTTGAATTTATAGCAAATAGAACTGAGGGTAAAGCTGTGGAGAGGACAGCAGATGTATCAGACAAGTGGCATGAGATTGTCAGATCAGCACACTCGGAACCTGAATAAGAGTGCATATTTTAAATCAATTGGATATGAACCTGAACCAATACAATGGGCAGTCCATAATTCAAAAGCAAGATTCAGAGTCAATATTCAGGGTAGACGATCAGGTAAATCTTACAGTGCATCAAGAGAAGCAGAACTTGGCATATTAAAAGAAAATTCAAGAGGGTGGATCGTTTCACCATCATACGAGTTATCCCATAAAATTGGTAGAGAGATTTTTGACAATCTCATTTTAAAACACAGACTACCAACGATTACTAAAAAAATTATAGGTGGTCAGTTATTTTATGCAAAATTTTTAAATAATTCTGAGGTATGGGTTAAGTCTGCTGATAGTCCTGAATCACTTGTAGGAGAGGGTTTAGATTGGTTGATCATTGATGAGTGTGCTTTATTACCTAAAAGAATCTGGGAGCAATATTTAAGACCAACTTTATCTGACAGATTAGGCACATGTCTTTTCACATCTACACCACGAGGTTTTAATTGGATCTATGATTTATATGTCAGAGGTCAATCAGAAGAGTTTCCTGATTGGGAATCATGGCAACATCCAAGTTACACATCTAAATATTTTAAAGATAATATTGATGAACTTAAAAACGAACTCACCAAAGAAACCTATCTTCAAGAGTATGAGGCACAGTTTACATCGTATGCAGGTAAAGTTTATCCATTTGATAGAAGTAAACACGTTGGAAAGTTTCCATTTAAAAAAGAATGGGACACCTATTGTTCGGTAGACTTTGGTTACAGAATGCCATCAGCAGTTTGGTTTCAGGTTGGCAAGGTTGATAACGATGTTCAGGTTCACATTATAGATGAGATCATCCATGAGACAAATATTAAGACTGAAGAATTGGTTCAAAAGATTTTACAAAAAGGACACCCAGTCCTGCCCACGAATTACTTCTGCGATCCTGCAGGAGCAGGGTTTCAAAGTATCTCAGGTAGTTCAGAGACTGAAATATTTAAAAGACATGGGATATTCCCAAAATTCAAAACAGATAAAATCAGCAGAAATATATCTGCAGGTCTTGACCTCGTTAGATCGTTCGTTGAGAATGCTGAAAAAAAGACAAGACTCTTTATTGATGAAAGTTGTAATGGAATCATAGAGGATTTTGAGAATTACAGATACCCTGAAAAAAGAAATAATCAAGCATTGAAAGAAGAACCTTTAAAAGACGGCAGACATGATCACGGTATGGATGCAGTCCGATATTTTTTTATTAACAAATTTCCAATCAAGAAGAGGGAGGTATTGGAAGTAAGCAGATGGTAATAATATATGTTAGTTCCTGATTTATCCTTACAAACAATAGTGCAATCTTTAAAAGATTACATTGACACCTCACATTATAATGAGAATGAAGATAGACTCAAGATAATGAATTATTATGAGGGCATCAATTTAGAAGAAGAGGTCATGAGATACTTTGATCCTAATGCTCTTCAATTTGCACCAATCCTTGCCACAAACATCACTAAAAAATTAATTGATGCTAGATATATATCATATAAGTCTGCACCTGAAAGAACAGCAGATGACCGATATTTAGAACGATTAGGTGATTTAGATCAGGACATGATTGAGGTGGATAGACTTACTGGATTGCTTGGTACAATTGCAGTATTAAGATATTATGATGAGGATAAAGATAAATTGGATTCTCATATCATTACAGACTTTGAACCTATCTTTAAACAAAACAATCCTGAACCCATAGGAATCATTTATCCATTGTTTTCACATGGAGATATGAGAGCAGAAGAACAGCAGTTTGTTTATTGGTCTAATGAATCTCATTTCAAAATTAAAAAAAGTGGTGAAGTGATCCATGTTAATGATGAAGATATTAATCCTTTCGGTGTAGTTCCTATCGTATACAGTCATCTTTATTCTATGCTAGGTAATGAGTTTATCAGAACTGGTAAAGGCAAGATGGTTTCTAATGCTAACCTTTTATATAATATTTTTGGCACTCAGTTATCTCTCGGAAATATGTACCAATCCCTCGGCCAAAGCGTCCTGACTGGAGTTGATGAAACCACAAGATTAAAGATGGATGTGTCTAAGATGTTGGTTCTGCCTGAAGGTGCAAACTATTCTATTGTAAGTCCATCAGGATCATTATCAGAAATTAGATCTAACATGAAATTTATTATTGAAACCACAGCAGATGCGATGCACCTAAAAATGAAATGGGGAGATGACACATCAAGCACATCAGGAGAACATCAAAGAATTATGGAGGTGGATCTAACCGAGGCAGTTATGTCTGACTTTGAAAGGTTCAGGAAATTTGAGAAACAAAGGTTTAAACTAGATAAAACAATACTAGAAACAAATAATATCAATATTAATGATGAGTACTCAGTTGATTTTAGTGAACCACATATCCCTGCAAGTCCACAGCAAGAACGTGAGGAATGGTTATGGAAATGGGACAATGGATTAGCATCTAAAAAAGATTGGTTCAGGCATTACAATCCTGATTTTTCTGAGGAACAAATAGATCAAGCAATGGAAGAGGTTCAGCAAGATTCTCAACCTGAGCAACCACAAGCTCAAACATTAGTAGAAAGATTAGTACAAAATGGCTAGTGCATCTGAAAACTTTATGAGTGCATTAGGTGGAATCCAAAATAAACTCAACGATCAACTGCCAACTCTTGCATCAAGATTAGCAAGACTAAGTGATCAGGAACTCACAATCATTGCTAGAGAATTAGATTTTTTTCAGGAGTTAAACAGACTTGGTTATAGTGATGCTTTAAATGATTTAATAAATGAATATGATGACGTGGCAACAAAAGTAT